GCTCTCTGATCTCATTGCAGATAGCTTCGGGTGGCGACCATGCTGTATTGAACTCAATCTCAACAGACTCAGGGTCGTCGTCCGTGACCACTACGTCGTAGCAGTCCCACTTGGTATCCCAGTTCTGACAACGCCAGTCGTACCATCTGTCGTCTGCCTGACCTGTAGACTTGAACACAAGCCTACGCCATGGATCTTCGACGTATTGTGGTAACTCACCAACCTTGCCCTTTGGCTCAGAGAATGAGTATCTCTTTACGTCACTGGACATGAGTGGTGTGTTGAGCCAGTCTGGTTCTGGTATGATCTGTGTAAATGTGTTCTCGTCCTCAAACATCTGCTTGAGCTTGGCCACAGCTTCTGTGTTAGCAGAATAGAATGTGACTCTGTTGTGACAGTGATTAGGCATTGATTTTCCTCCAGCGTGTGCGTTCGTGTAATTCGTGTTGCATCATGTTGATAACGTGTGTGTCAGCCAGTCCGTGTTTGATGACGGAGCGTAAGTAATTGGACGACACCTCACGTATATCTTGTAATGTAAGTGGTTTGATGTCGTAGTGCATGATTAGTTTTTGTTGTATCTAGCGATTAGCTTGTCAAAAGCAATCTGGTTATCTGATATCATTGTAGCATAGTTGTTGTCAAATAACACAGCTTGTAACAATCCGTAAAGAAACTTGTTCTCATCTGCTGATATACCTACAACTCTACCTGACTTAGAACCTTTAGCCTTAGCTGGTGCTTTTGCTTTCTTGATTAAAGGTTTAGCTGCGATAGACTCAGCTACAAGTGCATCTTTGAACTGCTTTTCTTTGATAGCTCTGACGGCTGGTGCATCCTTCATAGCTTTCTCTGCTGCTGCAATCGCCTGATTGATCTTAGTTTGTTCGTTAGCTCTCTGCTCTGGTGTAGTAGAGAAGTCATATACAGGTAGGTCTGATTTGTTTGGTGTTGTTGTCATGGGTGTAATAATGAATGATGGTTTACGTGATGGTATGCGTAGATAGTTGTGAGCTAGCCACGGCTTGGTGTTGAGGTAGTACTTGTACGCCTCGATAGTACTGATTCTGTCATTGTACTTGATGTACTCTGGCATGGCACGTGTGAATGACGTGACTTGTTGGGAAGCGTCGTAGTGATCTAGGTCAAAGCAACGCTTGTATATCTGCTCGGCTTGTGCAATGACGTCAAGACAGGTATGCACCTTGCCATAACGTGCAGTGTACTCGTCGCACAATGCGACACCATGCACAATGAGCCATGCTAGATTGTACTCGTTGTCGGCTGCCCACTGCGTACATGGATGGTTGCGAAATGCACCACGAGTTGTAGCATAGGGTGTGCCATCTTGTTTGTAAAGCTTGCCCACACCATAATACCAATCGCTGTATATGATAGCAAGCATCTGGCAAGTCTCGAGTGGCATCTTGACTATGTGCTTGTCGGGTAGGTTGCGAGCCGATTGTATCGGGCAGGGATCTGTTACAAAGATGTTCATATCTATATTATAGTTCGGGTTTTTGATTCCGTCAACGAAATGTGTTGAAATCAAAACGATTCTACGGGGAGTCGAACCCCGACCATGTCCGTGACAGGGACACGTTCTGACCATTAAACTATAGAATCAGTTCAGCGGCGTCGTTAACGTCTTTAGACTTACCGCTGAGTTGTGGTCTTACGGCTGCATGCGATCGTTCTAGCCAGCCACGTGTGCTACGCTAGTGGTTTAGCGTTGCCGTTGTGTATGACCTTCTTCTTGAGAAAGACATACGTTTCGTAAGGACAGTCAGTCCATGTACCATGTGATACCATCCAGTCATAGCCAAGTAGCACTGGTATCATGGCTTTGTCCTCTATGTATGTGTTAAACATTTAATATCCTCCAGTATTCGTTGTATGTATATATGCGTCCGTCTACTTCCACGTCATACGGATAGAATCCGAACGTGTTGTAGTGATCGTAGACATACTCATGTATAAGCTGTCTCATGCTTTTCCTCCGTCAATAAGTCCAAGACTATCCCTGCGTATCTTCAACTCGATAGCTAGTACTTCGTCCTCGATCTCCTTTCTTGGTCTGCTGTGTAAGTTCCACTTGTGTCCAATGTCAGATGCAAGTACGTCAAGGTATAAATAGAATACGTCTTTGATGTACTCTTTCTGGTCAGCTGCGGTATGATCTGTCATGGTGTACGCTTTCTGCATGATTGCGTAGTGATTCCATGCGTCAGGTGAGTCGAGCAAGTAGTGGTGCATATATCCGTCCCACTCCTGATAGTAAGCGAGTACGTCGTCCCATGTCTTGTGGCTAGTAGCTTTGCGTCTAGCTCCGTTGATTAGTATGTCCTTGATCTCAAGCGGATTGTATGCGTTGAGTATCTCTACGATAGGTTGATCTATAGGTGCGTGATCGGTCATGTTAAATAAACTCCATTGATGGTGTGATGTATAGTCCAACTGCGTCTTGGTTGAACATTTCTTTGTATAGCTGGGCTACGTCCTCTACCTTGTCCCTGTTGGTAGTGTCAATGCTAACTATCTTGGTATCTTCTAGGTCAGACTGCCATGTTCCCACTGCGTCTGTGATAGTGTACCCGTCAAAGTTAGCGTCAAGTACCTCCTGACAATACATCTGCCAGTCAAGGTCTGTAACGTAGTCGTGTGCATCTCGGTCGTTTGACCAGTTGCGTCCAAAGGTTAGATGGTATAGCATAATTATTGAAAGGTAATATTGTCTCCGTTAGGTTTGTATATTGTGGCCTTAGTAGTGTACTCGCCTAGCTCTGGATTGAGTAGGTATGTAGCGATACCTTGTTCGCTCGTCCTGTTGAAGTCAAGGTCAGCATTGAGTCCTGTAGACCACTCGTGTTCGTCAAGCTCAAGCCATACTACGTTCTGTGTATCGTCGTCCTCCGACCTTGTGTAGTCAAGGCCAACAGCGTCCAGTAGCTCCTCGCAATCAATGTCGATCTCGAGTGCGACCTTGTATAGTGTAGGTGTTGTGGTCATGTTGCGTCCGTCCTTTGATGATAGTGAATGAATGGAAAACTTTGTCTCATACCTTTATTATAGCATCTTATCTTGAGACTGTCATGAGATGTGTGGAATCTCAGATAAGTCTGATGAGTCGCATGAGACTGATTGTGAATGAGTGTGAGATTTGTGAGTCTCAACACACTTTGATTGGTCTGGATTTTACCCTCTTGACAAACTGAGACTTACGTCTACGACTCATGGTAGACGGCATCTTGATATACACATATGTCATGAGACTAACCTACAGCGAGTGCAAGTTGAGTCGCAGGCTTGAGATTGACTGCTACGCCTAGTGTCTCAAGGTTCGCAATATCTTTATCATTGATAGTTTTCTTACCTGTAAGACTTGTGAGAGCCTGTGCATATTTTGGGTCTAACACATAATGTAATGTTCTACCGAAGGCTTGTGTCTTAACTGTCTTGATGTTGGTCATGTTTGGAATCTCCTTTTATCTCTTATGTACTTATTATAGCAGTCCAAACTGAGATTGTGTTGAGATTTCAGCAGTCTCACACAGTATTATTTGAGTCACATGAGTCTCACATGATTGTGAGTCTTAGACTAAGACGAGACTGAGACAAACAAGAACGCCAACAGATGCTGACATATACTTGACAGTCTCATGCGTATCAGATGCGTCCTTGTTGTGATGATTGTGACCGGTTTTCCGCATGTTGACGAGTCGTAAATCGGGACTCAGCCGGTCAGCACGTCCATGTTGTGCAACAATTTGTAACACTGGGGGAACTTGCGTCCGGCCGAGGTCGTATATAGACTTCACAAATTTTTGTCATTTTTTAGATAGTCTTTGATGGCTGAATCCACGTTAGCCTTGATAGTATAGTCAAGATAGTGCTGTTCTAGCCAGACTAAGAAGCCCAGTATAAGAAAGTTTACGTGTGGTAGAGGTGTTTTGACCTCTTTGTAGACTTGTTTAAACTGACCTGTATGTAAATGCTTCATTTTTTCTTAAATAAAGACTCTAAATACTGCTTTTTAAGTTGTAATCGCTGCTCTTTGAGGCTTAAAAGCGGCCATTTATTGATCTTTAGGGCGACTTTTATCTTCCTCCATCGAGCTAGCAAGGCCCTTTCTAGGGCTGCAAATAGCTTCATGTTGGTTAGTTGGAGTAGGTTATTAAGGAATATCCACTCATAGGATATTAGGTACAGGGGTTGAGTCCACCCTTCTCCTCCCCTGTATAAGTGCGTGATCGACCTAACGCCAGTTATAGCCATGGTTGTCGTTACCAAGACCCCTAGCTTCGTTACGCTGCTCTAGATTCATACCCAAAACCATGTGATTTGCACTGGCTTGAGGGTCATCTAGAAACTCTTCTAGCATATTATTCCATTCTTCACGCTTTCTCGTCACTATTTGATCTTGTGCAGAGATAGATAGGGCATCTGTAAAGTATTTTACGCCTTGAGCTAGACAATCTAGCCTATCGTCGTGTTTTACAGCCCTTTTTTCTCTACACATACGACTCATTTGATAAAATAGCATATAGAGGAGCCGCTCTTCAGCTGGACTGTCTTTGTTGGACGCATAGTCCCAGTCAATAACACTCCTGTCAACAATGAGACGATGCTGATTAAGCACAGGTTCAAGGGAGTCAATAATTCTGTCTTCTTTCCGAACATTTGCACGTACCTCTTCAATATTTATGTTTTGTTTTGTGTTTATTAGGTGTTTCTTAAACAATTCACCTACGATGCCATCTCCAAAGTTTGTTTCAATAACCAAGCTTGTGACTCCATACTTTCTGCATCGTCTGAGGATGTCGAGCAAGGTACTATCCGAGTACCCGTCTCTGTAGGCTGACATCTCATGCAGATAGATAAGTCCATTTCGTTGAGAGAGGAAGGCGGCAGCCGTTTCATCCGTTCCACGACCGCTTGGGTCAACACTGCAAATCGTTTCATCATAGCCGCTCCATTCTCCCACGAGTTGCATTGGAGAGTAAAAGTAATCACCCGGGAGGCCGACTGTTGGGGCATCTCGTATGACTTTACTAGGATCTGAGCACCATATGATATCCTCGGGTGCAGTAGTAGGATTAACGCTAGTGACAATGAGATCAGCCATTTTAAGGGGGAATTTTTGTGCATCTGATAGTGTTGTGTCTAATTGAAATTGAAGCATAAAGTTGCTACGACCCATAGATGCTTCTCTTTCTATGAGATCTTCGTCTGTGAATCTATCATCTGTTGGAGCCCATTCTTCCGCACCCATATCAACATCTTCTTGGATTTCGGGTGCAAGGATCCCCTCATATTTTGATAGCTTATTTTGTCTTGGATATCTGGCCGGCCAAACAAGTGGTCGATAATTCCGCTCCGCAAGCCTACGATAAATAGTAAAAGTAGTCTGAGGAGTCCCGAGATACATAATACGGCTATCGCTTTTCGGCGTAAGGATGGATTCTGCTTCTGTGCAGAGTTGTAAGAGTTTTTCACGCATGAACTCCGTAAGTGAGTTACCGGGTACTTCTACGTCATCCAAGATCATCAGGTCTGCACGAGATCCTGTCAGCTGTCCGGTAATACCAACTGACTTGACTGATGGTGCTTGGTGTGGGCTACAGTTAACATCAAAGCTTATCCTTGACCATCTACTGTCGTCCGACTTAGGTTGGAGGTGCTTTAACCAAGGTGTGTCTATGATGAGTTTCTGTAAAAAGATAGACATGTTGTCTGCACGTTCTTTTGATGCAGAGATTATCATGACCTTTCTTTCTGGGTCGTTGAATAGTGTCCATAATACGAACGCACCAGTAATCCACGACTTACCTACACCACGAAACGCCTGCACTTGCAAACGCTTCGGGCCGTTCTGTAGGTAGTCCGCAATAGCGTACTGTGCCCTCGTAGGACTAGGCAAGCCCAGCTCTGCCCACAATGCCTGTAGGAAGAGCTTGAAGTCTTGCTGTAGTAAAACTAGGGAATTTTCCATTTTTTCGGTTTACTTTTTCTTGCTGC